GCAGTTCATCGAGCATGAGATGAACCGACTTGGCAATCTCGTCTTGCGGATCAGGCGGCGTAGCTTCGGCTACACCATCCGAAAATTCGTTCACGATATACTCGAATCCCTTCACACGCCCACCACGATTGAGATTGACAAGTGTTGCGTTCCAAGGCATGTCTCCCCATTCCTCGGTGATGGACTCGATAGAAAGATTCAAGTATCTGTTCGCCAATTCGATGCAGACATTCGGAGTAAGTGCACCCTGTGCACCCAGAACACCAAGAAGCTGTGCAATTTCCTGCGGATCATTGTAGGAAGGCTGCGCAGATTGCACAGACCAGTACTGCAAATCCCAGTCGCGCAGCACTACGTTTTCCATGAACGAATCCCAGATGCGCCGCTCCGGGACAAAAACCTGCTGTTCCGCTGTCTGCATGGACGCAAAGGCAGAAGCACGGTTATACTCCTCGGCGGAACCGATGTAGATCGGAGGCAAGCGGAAAGCCTGTCTGATCTTTTCGGATGCATCGTTGATGTACTTGGAAAACAACCCCTCGTGTTGCCTGTCGGACAACATGGGCTTGATGTCAACCTTCGGCGCAGGAGCGGAGCCGTCCAGAGCGGCCATTTCAGATGTTTCGGTAGTTGCTTCAAGCACAACGATCCGGTTCATGGAACCCTGACCTCGAACTGCATTGAAGTAGTTTACAATCTTCGAATAGCTTTCTTCCGTAAGCGCACCGCCGGACACAAGGACTGCAAGCGCAGGAATTGCGTTGTCGCGGAAAAAGGACAGGTTGACCATTTCTGCTTCGCGGCTTCCGAGCAAGGCCGGAATACAGCCAGACCACTGCGGAGTGCCGTATGGAGAACCGGGCGTATAGTAGGCATCATACCAAACCGAGGTAGCTTCTTCTTCGATAGATAGCGAATCGTTGACCTTTCCTGTTGCGGAGTCGATCTTTCTTGGATCGCCCCATTCCTTGTAGTATATCATGCGACCGAAAACGTCGCGCTGAACAAAACGACGAAAACGGCGCTTCTGCGGCAGAAAGGTTCCAAGTCGGTTGTTGTAAACAAGCACATCGACAGGTTCCTTTTCCAGTCTGGTCAATAGAAGCGTATTTGTCGGGATACGCGCTATGTTCACGACGCGACCGAGTTCATCCTGAATTATCTCGAAGGCGCGAGAACCTATGATTTCCTTGTCGATGCGAGAACGCATCCGCACTTCCTGAACTGTTTCCCCGTTGATCACTAGGGTTTCCAGAAACGCTTGCAGACGTTCATACTCCCGACGAGCAGCGCGGCTGTTGCGCCTGCCTTCGGGACCGACATACACGATTTTGGTGCCGTAGCTTTCTATGTTGGTAACGTATGCCGCGACACACTCGCGCAAGGTTGTGCTGGCAAGATAAAGCTGCGAAAGCTGCTTGAACGGAAAGATTGGGTTTACAATGGGCAGTTGCTCATCGTTTGAAGAGGCGATGTCGAAGATGACAGTCCCATCGCTTTCGAAAGTCGAAAGGTCGTTGAACCCGAAAAGCCCCTTCTGGATCGTTCTTGCTTCAAGCAGGGGTTGCAAATGACCCGTTACGAACTCTTGCCGTTTTCCAAGAGGTACTTCCCTGCCCAAAGACTTGCGCAGCGATACGCCATACTGATGCAGCGAACCGGGATTGACTGCCGTCTGGCTGCTGCCAACGTTTGTTCTTGCCATGAAAGCCACACTGTCTGGTGTTTACAGTGTGACTATAACTCTTTGGCAAGACAACTTCAACGCTTCATTTGCGGTGCTGCGGCAAGCGCTTCAATATTCTCGTCGGCTTTGTCGATTCTGCTGGTTCTGGTATCGCCGGAAGCTTCATTGAGCCCTTTTTCTTGAAGTTGCGAGCAAGCTCCGGCATGTCCCAGAGGAATGTTTGTCGATAAAGGAGTGGCAAATTGCCGTGCATCGTTTCGATCTGGTCAAGCACTTTGCTTGAATAAAGATGCCGAACAAGTGCATTGTACTCTGGATCAGCAAGCGGAGATACGCCGCAACCGCGCCACATTATACTGCACAGAAAATATAAAAACAGCTTGTTTTGCAGTGTCATTGCGTGAAAGCGATTACCGTTTTTTGCTTCTGCAAGCATGTTCAGAATTTCGAGAGCAGAAAAACTGTAGCAATAACGTGTTATACCGAGAAGAAGCTTGTGTTGCATCGCTCTGCGCCAGCACTTGCCGTAAAGGGCGTCCATTCGTTCTTCCGGTGCAAGTCGCTTGCGCAGCTTCATGTGCGGCTCCTGTATGGATTCCTTCCAAATCTGAAAGCCCATAACGGACATGTGACATTTGCACACTCAGTGACAAGTTTTCGAGAACCCGTGCATACTATGCACATGGCTGTTATCGCAGTTTGTCTGTTGCGGACACGGTTACGATAACGTTGCTCTGTGGGTGTGGACTGGTCGAATGGAGTTCTCAGCAGTTTGAAGCGATCAGCAATCGACAACGGGATTTTGTCAGGCATGTCGCCGCACGTCGCTGCGAGGTTGCCAAAACCACGAGCAGCGGCTCCGCTCAGTCGATCCACGTCTTTGAAAAACCCGGTATCCTGAACCGGCTTCTTTGGTTTTGCCTCTATGGCTGGAAACTGTCCGGGCTCTGCTTTGGTTTCCGCTGCTGACAAGGATTCGGACAGTGAACGTCTCCTGATCGCCATTCAATCCTCCGCGTCTTCTTCGTCGTCGTCTTCGCTGTCGGTGAAAAGATCGGAATCGAGGTCGTCATCTTCGGCAAAATCCGCAGAGTCCAGTATCTGCGACAACGGCGGCGGCTCATAGCCTCGCAAAGGGTCTGTGCCCATTCGGAAATTCCACAGGGGGCATGTGAGCATCGCACATTCTTTTACTCCTGTGGCGGAGCCGCCTTGACAATCTATACAATAGGCGCGGATCGCAGTTGCCGGATTTTTGACACGTGCTCTGTACTTGTCTGTCGTAGTGTCTTCATGCAGCGGCTGATTGCAGACCTCGCGCAACTCTTTCTTGTCGAGAATACGCGGATCGGCACCCTGCCAAGACAGGCAATAATCCAGACGAGTGTATCTCTGTCTTATTCTGAGACGCTTAATCGGATTTGTCTCGTTTTCTAGCTGCTTTTGCAGATTTTCCTGTTCGTTTTCGAGCGAGATTCGGAAACCTGATGACTCTTCTGAGAGAGTTTTGTTGTAGTAGTCCGGCAGAGTCCTTGGTTTTGGTCGTATATTCTGACTGTCTGTCATTTGTGCAGCTTTCGTTTTGTTCGGTAGCAGCGATCAATGCACTCGCAAGCGCATTGAAACAATTTTCATCAATTTTTACTGCCCACGGCAGTGTTGCATCTGCATAACGAACAATGGCTTGAAAGCTGACGGGGCGAAACGATGATGTTTCATTCGAGTAATCGTAACGCACTACTCTTAGTACAAGTTCGCTGCCGCCGTTTTGAAAAACATGGTTGATAAGACCTTTTATCTTTGCAGTGTCCGGCATTGGATGTGCTCCGATACGCTGGAAAGGTAGCGCAAAAAATCTAGTAAAGTCAAGAAGATTTGTGCCTACTAGCAGGTCTTCGAACGATTTTTTTACGCACTGTCCTTCGATACAGGCCTTGTTCGATCTGTTCCTTGGGGCGCTCCATGAGTTGAACGTTTTCGTGCACGGTACGCCGCCCGTGCAACATGTAGCCTCCTTGCCCTATAAAGATCGGTTGCTGGGTCCAAGCCGCACGTCTTGTCATTAGATAGGAAGCAACGCCGCATACAGCATCGGCAACATCTTTGCTTCCTCCATGAGGTCTATGATCAATTTTTTCCTTGCTGCCAGCGCGAACGTATTCAAGCTCCACAAGCTCTTTCATAAGATAGTTGTGACGAGGCATGAATATGCGACCGTCGTTTATCGCATCTCTGAAAGCTATGTAAGGCTGCGGGTTCCGGTCAACAGACAGATAATCGGTTGCATATCCTTTTTTTGCAAGAATCTGTCGAAAATCAACGGAGTTGAAACCGTCAGTAGTGACAACCTTGATAGGAAGTCCGTATTTCTCCTTCAAGTCATAGATAATCTGACGGATCATTGAAAAGTCTATTTCACCATTGGTCGGAGGGACGATTCTCAAGACCGCATCGAAAGCAATGACCGGCAGCACTTCTGTTACGGTCTGGCCGGTTTCGAAGTTGATACGTGTACAAGTCTTGGTTCCCGCGACATGCCCTATGGCAAGACCAGCCGCGTCCCTGCTCACGGCAAGGTCAACGTGAACAACGCGCATCTGTTTTACATCAGTGCGAAGATTGGCTTCTATAACGCCCGGTTTCGTAATGTGAAGATCGACTTCTTCCATGTTGTGCAAAAGCCTGTATCCGTACTGCTCCGCAAGCGCCATGCAGTTGTAGATGGCTTCTCTATTCCGAAGGAAAGGTCGCGTAGCCAGTGTAGTTCGACCCGCAAGGTCTCTGATCGAACCATCGACATCCTTGATGAATTCCGAACGGAAGTCCTCGGGTACCTCTATGACTTCCATATCCGGTGGCGCAGCCTCGTTTTCATTGAGTATGCGTGACTTGTGTCTTTCGTTGCCGACAAGGACGCGAAAGCTCTTGGGGTTGTACTTGTCTCTGCCCCTCGACTCCCAGAGAGACTTTGAAAACACGTAAATCTGCGGGTCGGGTCCGCCCTGCGATGCTGCTTCCGCTGCTTTCACTTCGGTAAAATCGTCGGGGTAGCGCGAAGACGACACCAGAAACAGTATGCCGGGAAGTTTTCCGCGCGACATGAAACGCGAACGACGACGCTTCGACAGGTTCAGGTAAAGGTTTTTTGCCTGATCGTATTCGCCTGAAACGTCTGCATGATCGTTCTTCGACTTGGCAACTTTCTGCATGAAGTTCATTTCGTCGAGCAAGCCGCCGATAACGTTCAGCGAAATTGCACCTGTGTCGGAAGAGGACACAGGCATGATGGTGACCCGCTGTTCCCGAAATACCATTTCGGAAGTTATGCGCTTGTCGTACGGATACACTTTGGTGAAATACGGCGAGTTGGCGATATAGGCTCCCATTTCCTGAAACACGGCTTTCTTTGCCGTAGTCAGGCGAACAGACTGTATGGTGAAGACGATGGACGAATTTCTCTGGACGCCGAAAGTGGCTTGCGGATGTCTCAGACACGAAATGAAATAAAGCTGCCTGAGTATGCCAAGGTTCGCAATCGTCGATTTGCCCGAACCGATCCCGCCCTTGATGACCGCCTCGACATAATTTCCGGTATCAAGCTCGTGCAGAGCTTCTGTTACTCCGGGAAACAGTTCGGATGGCCGAAGCCCGAGATACATCGAGCCATAAAGAAACTCATCCAGCGGAACCGGAGTACGGCGATATTTGGTGAGTTCGATCAGATTTTCGAAATCGCCATCCTTTCGGACTTGCTCGATTGCATACCGAAGCTGATCGGTAATAACCGGGTCATTCAACTGATCCAGTTCCTGCTGTAACCGCGTTATGGCTACATTTATCTCGATCTGCCGAAATGCTTCGGCAGACAGCGGAAGCGTTTTTCTGTTTGACACTTCAACGCTCCTGCGATTGCATCAGGTTGAAAATGGCGTTTGTCAGTGCCGCACGCTTTTCCTCGTCGTGCTGAATATTTTGCACACCGTCCCGTATTTCGTGGTCGGATACCGCATTGATGCCTGCCGCAGTGTTGAGAGTCTTGCCCATCCTCAGGCGTGCATACTTCTCAATCAACTCTCCGAGCACCTGCACTTCCTTGTGCGTAGTGTTGAACAGCTTGCCGATATTGCGTTCGCTGGCAAAGTCGATTGAAACCCTGACTTTCTGCAAGGCAATGAGCTTGGCAAGCTCGGTCTCGGAAGTCAGTATCGCTGCATTGCCATCGAAAAGATGATCGTACGCCACAATGCCGTCGGACTTGTTGGGGTCCATCGGTTTGCAGAGTTCTGGGTGCGCGCGACGAAACA